AATTACAAAGATTTTGCATGGCGACTATTCCAGTTGCATGTTGTTCCCGAATATGATCACGAATGTTTTCCGCACGTCTTTGGCAATACGCATTAACGCTATACCAAGTGTCGTAAACTCCGGCGTTCTCTTCCAAAACCTGTTCTTTTGATTCAGTCTTACAGCATTTGCAATAGGCAAGGTTGCATTCTTCACAAATTACGGGATCATCGGCTTGGTTAGCCAAATATTGCCCTTCATCAGTGAAATGTAGCTTTGAAGCTTTTTGCACCCATTCCATATAATCGTAGACGTTGAGATTTTCCATGACCTTTCCATTCCATTTTATAGGTTTGAAGAGACTCATATCTAATCCACGTTTGTCCACTGCATGGTACTTGCGAACTGTCAATTTCCAAACATTAGGAGTACTGGTATGACCAAAAGCCTTAAGGATCTTTTCCTTATCCAAAATTCCTGCGGTGCAGTATTTTGCTATAGGAACGACTTTAACGTGGTACATACGTCTCAGAACTGATTCTGGTTCATTTGAATACACGGCAGCATTCAAATGTTCTACGTTTGTTGAAATAACGCAGAAATATGGATTTAGTGAAACTTTTCCTTTCAGAAATACATCTGCCATGGGGGCCAGATATTTCACATTGTTTATGACCTGAATTAATCGATACGCAGGGGAAAAATCCATAAAATTCTCCTTTGTGTTAGCAAAATCGTCAAATATAATAGCATTTATGTGCGAGCGGATAGAGGATGCATACTTGTCATTGTCTGCCCAAGTAGCAATTCTGTCGGCATCAAAACACAGCTCATTATACGCCAAACCACCTTTTACAGTTAAGTTTGTCAAGGACGATTTGCCACATCCAGATCTTCCGAATAAACACACCGAAAACGGGGACATACGTAGTCCACCGCGCGTTCTCAATTGTGTAAACTCGACGTGATAATCCCTAATTTTGTTCAATCTGTCTCCAAGATACTTCCTTTCAAAAGTTTCTGAGCGTTTGACTGACTTCATTAGGTTATCACCAAATTCGATAGCTTCTGCAACAAATTTATCATACTCATTGTCATCTATTTCGGTATACTGTTGTAAGTTTCCGCATATAGCATAACCATGCCACGACTTAATTTGATTAAACTTCCG